TTCAATACGTCCGTCGTCTTGAAGCGAAACGCCCGCCCAACCTTGCAACCCTTGAGTTTGCCGGTCTTGTGCAGGTAGCGAACCACGCGCTCGCTGACCCGCCAGCGGACGGAAATCTCCTTGACCGTCAAGACGTAGGGCTCCTCAACCTTCTCGACCGTCTTTGCTTTCTTTGCCATCTCGACCTCCAACAGCAGGATAGCGCACTTGTCGCTAACCGTCAATAGTGTAACCAACCGCATGATTTGACAGAGCATGGCGGCTAGGGTAGCGTAACGCACATGGACGCAAACGACTACCAGTTCGGAGATGCTTTTGACGACGCGGCGGCAGCGCCGAACGGATGGGCTGACCGGCAGTGGAGTTACCGCTACGAGGTTGCGGGGCAAGAGATTGTGGAAGGCGCGCTGATGCCGCTGCAAGTCCCGGCGCACATGAACCACCAAGAGCTTGCGGACCTGCACTACGCCCTGGCCATTGCCGACGAGCGCAGCCACGTTTACTCTGCACGCCGCCACGTCTACCTCGGCGTGCCTGTGGTCACAGTGTCAGTATCGGTGGGACAGCCCGGCTGGGGCGCGGTGCGCACTGAAGAGTACGAAGGTGCGGACAGATTCATTGCGTTTGCAGTAGAATGCCGCAAGTCCGCCCGCGCGGTCCTGGAAACGATCGGCAAGAAGATGGTCGAACAACTCGCAGCCCAGGCCATGGCGGAAGTGCTACTGCACCTAAAAGCAAAGGAGAATCGGCATGAGTGAGATCCGCGTGTACGACCTGGTAGACATCGACCTGCTCAAAGAATCCCCACAACGCTGGACAATCCGCGACTACGAGCGCATGGGCCAGTGCGAGTACTACCTGCGCACCCAACGCGACGAGCAAGGGTCGCGGTCTTGTGCGACGGCCATGCGCCTGCTGATCCGCTCGGCGATGGGCGCCCACGACCGCGAGCAGTCCTACTGCCCCTGGGATGCCGACTACAACCGCAAGCCGTTCAAGCCGTTCGTGACCGTGGCCGAGGACGCCAAGCCGACCACCGCCGCCGAGCACGTTCTGGTGCTGCTCGCCTTGCACGACAAGGTGGGCTGCCGCCGCAAGGACATCAACGCCGCGCTGACCGAGCACGGCTACAGCGTCAGTTCGGTCAATGTGGCGCTCAAGCAACTTGAAGATTCTCACGCCATCAAGCGTCTGGACCACGGCGTCTACGCGCTCGATCGGCAGGCCGGCAAACAACCAGTGGTGCGGGCGGCGCTCGCCTAGGCGGAACATGCTTACAGAACCAGGGAAACTGTCGTTTGAGACGCGCGAGTTTGACGGCACCCGCATCAAGCCGGGCGACCACAAGGGCCACCCAGATGAGGCGTATCAGGTTGAGATCACGCTCAGCAATATTGAGCGCGAACTCAACGACTTGCTGATGAACACCAACGGCTACCTGCGCGCGCTCGCCAACATGATCGGCATCAAAGACGACATGGACTTTGCGCACGCGGAGTTCCCCAAGCAGTGCGACGTGGACAAGACCGCGGACAACGCGTTCAAACTGATCAAGTTCAAGGCTGAGGGGGCGGTACGCAAGATTGCCGGCGTGCGCGAGCGCGACCCGGTGCTGCGCGACGCCCGCCGCATGACCAACCAGTACGCGCATCTGCTCCGGCAGGTCAAACCGGCAATCGACTGCGCGCCGGGCATTGCGCTGGCGAGCGATTGGTGCATGTCGTACTGGCTGCTGGTCACAGACCGCGGCACCGACGAGGCCAAGCAGAAGGGCATCTTGGAGTGGCAAGAGGCGGTGCGGCGGTTCGCAAAACTCACGGCGTCGTGAGCAAGCGGCACGTCGGGCTCGGCCTAGACGTTGACCGTCGATCGACAGGAGCCGCGCTATGGGAGCCGCACTACATCGCGCACACCCACAAGATGGCGCCGCGCATTTACGCCGCGACGCAAGTACCGTTGTTCTCAGAGACATTCGTTGCGCTGGAGTGCGAGGTTGGGCAATGGGCCGGGTTCCTGCACTACAAACTGGTGGACGACAGCCAGGTGGCGCTGCTCATGGGGTGGGACGCCAAGAAGCGCAAGGAAGTGCGCGAGCACGCCAAAGCGTTCTGCGCCACGGTAGACGACCTCGGCTACCCCATGGTGTCGGCGTTTGCTTGGCGCAGGGCGTGGACGCGCTTTGCGTCACTTGGCGGGGAGGGCAGGGATGAAGCAAGACGACACCTCCTACGATCCACCGTCGATTGGCTACGAGCCCATCCCGACGTTGCCGCGCGCATCTCAGGCGCAGATGAGCTTGTCAACAACCCGCCCGACCGACTCCGACCTGTTATCGCGGCAACTATTGAGCCAACCCGATGCCCAAGAGGTGGACGGGATCACTGGCAACGACGTTGCATCGTTTGCGCTCTCCCGTTCGACAAAAGTGCTTTCGACCCTGGACCTAAACACTATTGGCCTGGCGCTCCTCCAATCCGCAGTAGCATCAGCGGACTTGAAAGCTGCCTCCAGCATTTTCGCTACCATGGCTTCCGTGAATTCCAAGAAGGTGACTGAGAAGAGCAAGGGTGGTGGACCAAACCCCACGCTCGCCAAGGCGCTGCACCGTGCCGCCAAGGGCATGGCGCCGCAGCCGGCCAGCCGTCAAACCGTGCAACTGGCCCCTGAAATGCCGGAGGGGATAGAGGATGTTTGAGGACGACCAGGATGCCATAGACCAGTTGCTTGCCGACTGGACCGAGCACCCCGAGGCGTTCGCGACGTGCTTTACCATCGCCGACAAGAACGCGCGGCATGTAGACTTTGACGTTTCGCCACCACAGCGGCAGGCACTCAATCTGCTGGCCAAGCACAAAAAGGGCATCATCCTCAAAGGCCGGCAGATGTGGATCACCACGATTCTGCTGATCTGGCAACTGCGACTTTGCCTGCTGCAGCCCGGCGTGACGTGCGTTGTGGTCCTGCATACCGACGCCAACGCGGTCCTGATGAGCGACCGCACTGAGAACCTGTACCTCGGCAACAGCATTCTGGTCGACCTGATGGGCATTGCGCAAAAGAACGCGCACCGCATCCTGTTCGACAACGGATCGCAGATGCTGTTCACCACAGCCAACAGCCCGTTCTTGCGTTCCTTCCCGGTCAACTTCGCGCACTTCTCTGAGGCCCGCGACTACGACGACTTGGGCGCAACGCTCGCCTCGCTCAAGGTCGCGTCGGACGGCCAAATCTTCATCGAGTCCACCGCGGGCGGCGAGGACGACTTCCACGGCATCTGGACCGACAATGACACCGACTTCGCCAAACTATTCTTGTGCTGGCGCGACCACCCGGAATACACCCGCGACGACCCGCTGCCCGAGCCGCTACTGCAGGTCGAGCGCGAGTACATCATCCGGCACCGCCTGACCAAAGGCGAAGCGTCCTGGTGGGTCAAGGAGCGCCGCGGCCTTGCGCCTCACAAGCGCCACCTCATGCAGCAGGAGCATCCGTCGACCGCGGAAGAAGCCTTCCTGCTGTCCGGCGACCGCTTCATCAAGCGCCAGGTGCCGATCCCCAAGGGCGACCCGCAAACGCCGGATGTCAACGGTTGGGTCATATTTGAGCGGTACGACCCCCGCGACCAGTACAGCATCGGCATCGACCCGTCGCCGGGCTCCAACGAGAAGGGCGACCCCACGGGCATCGTGGTCTACAACGTGACCAAGCGCCGCGTCGTCGCCACCGCCGAATTCCGCGAGCCGACCCGCGAACACGAGAAGCGCACCCGGCAGACTATCAGCAATTGGGGCGACCCCATCACCGTGATTGAAACCGCGGCGGAAGGTCTTGGCCTATGCGACTTCATGCGCGGTGCCGGCGTGCCGATGTACCACATGATGAGTTACAGCGGCTTGAACCCGGAAATGCTGCCGCGCCACGGCTGGCGAACCGACGTGACCACCCGCCCCATCCTGTTTGGCGAACTGCTCTACGCGGTGACGGGCGACGCTCCCATCGGCATCCCGTGCCACCGTTTGGTCGCCCAACTCAACGCCCTGTGCTACGACAAGAAGGGTAAGCCGGCGGCGCCCAAGAACGGCCACGACGACCTTGCGGTAGGGTTCGCGCTCGCACTCCTTGGCGCCCCGCAGGCAATGCCCGCGCAAGCGCAAGTGCCGACCGTCGCCAAGAAGGTCAACCTCATCGAGGCGGCGCTGGCATCTTTTGAGCGTGAATCTAAGGTAGACAAGGACTTCCACCAAGACGCCTACGAGCCGCAACCCGGCGATTTCTTTATCTGAACGTGCGCCTAGTTAGTAGAATCGGAAACTGACCTATTGCGTAATTGCTAAGAAACCTCAACCATTGCACACGGAGGGCTTGATGCCTGCTGATTCCTTCGCCCAGATCCTCGCCGACACCGTAGCCGCCGAACAGGCCGCTGCCGCTGCGTCTACGCCCGCCGTCGAGCCGGCTGCTGAAGCCGCGCCCGCCGTCGAGCAGACGCCTGCGCCCGTTGCCGAACCCGTCGCCGAGGCTGTTGTAGCCCCCACCAATCCCGCGCCCACGGTTGCGCTGTCGCTCTACAACCAGAGCCAGCGCGCCGCGCACAAGGCGTCCCAAGAAGTGGAGCAGTTGCGCGCCGGCATTGCTGAGCGTGACGCGAAACTCAACGAACTGATGGGCAAGATGGCCGCGCAAGCGCCCGCCGCTGCCGCCGTCGCCAACAAAACCGCGACGGACCAGGCTGACTGGCTTCAGCAGTTGATCGACGCGGGCGCCGAGATGCCGCCCGAGTTGGTCAACGGCATCCGCTCGCTCAACCAGAAGCTCGCCAGCACCGAAGAGCGCCTCGCCAAGTACGACAAGCACTTTGAGGCGCAAGCCGAGTCGCAGGCGATGAGCAACTTTGAGGCGGGCTACCAACGCCTGACCGCGCGCTGCGCCGCAATGCAGCCCGAGGAAGTGTTGGAGATGCTGGCCGATGGCGTGCGTCCCGAGCGCATTCTGGCATGGAACGACCAACTCGCCACCCGCGCCGCGCCGGCACCCGCCGCTGTGGCCGCGCCCGCGCAACCCAAGTCCACCCCGATGCCGCGCCTCGACGGCGCTCCGACCAAGACCGGAAACAGTGCCCCGGAGAACGAGTCCCGCGAGGACTACATCAGCTGGCTCAGAGGGGCCACGCAACACTAAGGAGATCCAATGGCAGCGAATATGCAGACCCTGGCCGCGGCGCTGATGAACGACCGCACCGATCGCGTCATCCGCAACCTGTTGCAGAACGACGTGGCCGGCTGGGCCAAAATCCCGATCAAGGGCCGTTCCTGGAGCGGCGACGTGAGCATCATCGTGCTGCGCGTCGGGCGCAACAACAGCGTCACCTCGGTCCTCGGCAACACCGAGCCCGCGGCTGGCAGCCAGAAGTTCATGCGCCTGACCGTGATGGCCAAGCGCATCCTCGGCAAGATGCAAATCGACGTGATGACCATGCTCTCGGCGGACGACGCCAAGGGTTCGGTCGCGGTCGAGCCCGCCGACGAGATGAACGGTCTGCTCAACGACTTCCAGAAGAAGCTCTCGCGCTACGCCTTCTTGGGCGGTGGCGGTCTGCAAGGCATCGACAGCCTGGCGGTTGCCGGCTCGCCGATCGGCCTGATTTGGCAGCGCAGCAACGCCATCACCACCTACGGCTACCGCGGTCGCTTCGACGACATCGTGGCCCAGGCGCAGGCGTTCAACTTCGCGCGCTTCATCCGGCTCGACACCTACGCCCAGGTCGGCGCCGACACCCTGATCACCGACCTGACCAGCCGCACCATCGTCCTGGCCGCCAACATCGACACTTCAACGCTCCCCGCTGGCGTGCCGTGCGCGGTCATGCTGGTCGGCGCCGCGAGCCAGGCGTTCGTCAAGATGAAGATCTCCGGCGACAACACCCCCGGCGACCCCGTGGTGCTGGACCCGGCGAGCGACTTTGAGGTTGGCGCGCTGATCGGCGATATGACCGGCTACATCAGCAACCTGACCCAGCCGCTGCACTTCGGCAACGATCGGGCCAACACCAGCGTCAACACCCGCCGCATCCGCAGCAACTTCATGGTGGTCAACAACACCAACGCGCAGGGCGGCGACGTTCTGAGCGGCATCGAGTTCGACAAGTTCCTGGCCCGCGTGCGGACCAAGGGCAGCGAGAACCTCGACGCGCTGTGGATGTCCTTTGAGACGGCGGTTGCCTACCCCGAGTCGCTGATGGGCGGCGCGGACGGCAACATCCGCACCCAGAGCGACGCGCAACCCAAGGTGCTGGACCCGGCGCCCAAGGCCAACGAAGGCAACGACTCGACCCGCAGCGGCTATGCCCGCGGTGGCGTGCCGATTCACTGCTCGGTGGACTGCCCCGACGGCATCGCGCTCGGCATGAAGTACACCGGCTGGGAGCGCCTGTTCAAGGGTGCGTTGGAAGGCGTCTGGCTCGGCCAGAACGGCATCGGCGGCAACCCGCTGATCAAGGCCGAGGGCGAGACGCAGTACGTCGGCACCCGCGCGATCTTCCCCGAGCAGGTCTGCACCGCGCCGCTGGGCCAGGGCATTCTGATCGGCATCGCCGACCCGAGCTAACCACCAACGCAAGTCAAGGAGTCCGCCATGCCCGCTACCGTTCAAGGATTCAAGCCCGTCGCCGCTGTCTCTCCCGCCGGCTCTCCGTATGCCAGCGGCAGCCCGGCGCTCGACCCGCCCGACGTCAGCGTCAACGCCCCGGTTGAGGAGTTCGCCTCCAACGGCCCGAGCGACACCCTCAACCTGCTCAAGAAGATCGTCGCCCTGCGCGTGGACTACACCGACATCTCGGCGCTGTCCACCAAGTACCTTGGCCCGATCTTCCCGGACAACTCGTTCGTGACCCGCGCCTACTACAAGGTGCTGACCACGTTCACCTCCGGCGGCGGTGACGCTGCGAGCATCGGCATCGGCTTCAACACCGATGACGCTCAAGGTATTGTGGCGACGGTCGCAATCAGCGCCGGCACCCCTTGGGACGTCGGCTACCACGAGTGCATTCAAGACGGCTCCGCGACCAACTTCGGCAATCAACTGACCGCCGCTCGCCAACTGGAGTTCCTGCGCGGTGGTGGCCAAGACCTGACCGCCGGCGCGCTCATCCTGTTTGTCGAGTACGTCACCGCCGAGTAAAGGAAACCGCCATGCCGATCGGCTACGACGACGACGCATTTGAGTACGACGACCTCTCTCAGGAGCAGGCGCAGAAGTACGCAAAGCAGAAGGCGTCGACAGCCGATCGGCTAGGCGGCGGACTCGCTGGCGGCTTGTCTGGTGCGGCCACTGGCGCCAAACTCGGCAGCATGGCAGGACCGGAAGGCACGGCGATTGGCGGCGCACTCGGCGGGCTTATCGGGCTCATCGGCGGTGCCGCTGGCGCTGAGAAGGGTTCTGCCGCACAATCTGCCAGCGGCGCACTCGGCGGCATCGACCCGCTCAAGAAAGCGCTCAAGGGCGCAAAATCCCCGTTCGGGCTCGGCGACACCGAAGAACTCGGCTACTTCGACTTCCTGAACGAAACTGCCAACATGGCGTAGTGAAGGCGGGAAATAGCCATGGCGTTGATCCAAGACAACTCCATGCCATGGGACCCGATGACGCCAATCGCTGCGCAGTCCGTCGCGCAGGAAGATCCGCCATCACTATCCCCGGCTGAAATTGCTCGCCTAGCCAAGCAGTTCTACGACGACCACCAAGCGATTCAACGGCTTTGGCTGTTGTGCAGCGACGTGCTGAGCGGCTTTCGCGAGTACATGAACGCGGACGCCGCCGTCCGCCCGGGCATGGAGTCCAACTACTTCAACCGCGCCCGCGACGTGTCGTTCAACATCACGCAGCCGTCGTGGCGCAACGCCTCAAGCCGGCTCATGCTGGCCCAGCCGGCGTGGGGTGCGCGAGCTGCATCGTACAGCGCCGCCGACCTCGCCAAAGCGCAGGCGTGCGAACAGATGCTGATGATGCACCACACGGTTGGCGAGGTGAAATCCGTCAACCAGCAGGCGGTGGATTGGGCGATCACGTTTGGCACGTCGGCGCTGCTGACCGAGTACGTCGGCACGGAAGTTGTCGAGCAAGCGTTCGGCCCCGACCGCCTGCGCGCGGAGCCTGGCATCTTTGACCCCGACAAGAGCCGCTTTCTGGCGCTGTCGCGGATCACCACGAAGTCGGCGCTGACCAAGAAGTTCCCAGATATGCAAGACGCCATCTCGCAGTGCAAACCGCCGATGCAGCAGCAGACGTGGTGGGGCAACGCGCAGCGCATGGCGCAGGACCGCATTGAGGTTCTGGAAGTCTACACCCGCGAGGGGCACTGCTACCTGCTTTGCGGCGATGGCGGCACCGTGCTGTGGGAAGGTCGGACGCCCAAGAACTGTATGCCGATCCAGATCATCTACTACACCAAACTGCCCAACTTCTTCTTTGGCATGGGCTTGGTCGAGCAGGCGATCCCGGCGCAGTACGCGTTCACCGCGTCGTGGAACCAGATCATCACCAACGCCCGCCTGATGAGCAACCCCAAGATTCTCATCGAGCAGAACAGCGGCATCGCGCCAGACGCCTTCTCAAGCCGCCCCGGCGAAAAGGTGTTCTACCGCAACAAGGCGCCGCAGCCATGGACCGGATCGCCGCTGCCGCAGTACGCGCAACAACTTCCCGCCGCGGCGCAGTCCGCAATGGCGGATATGACCGGCATCCACGCGCAGGCGCTCGGCAAGCGCACGCCCGGCATCACCACTGGCCGCGCCATGGAGACATTGATCTCCAGCGACGAGGTTCAGTTTGAGCACACCAAGGGCTGGATCAAGAAAGCCATCGAGCGGCAAGGGCGCGTGGCGCTGTTGTACATGCAGGAGTACTACCCGCCCGAGAAAGTGATCCGCCAGTTTGACCGCTATGGCCCCGCGATTGCAGTGGAGTTGCGGGCAACAGAACTGTCTGAGGACCCGCAAGTGTTTGTTGAAGCCGACACCCTGTTCGCCGCCGACGCGCAAGCCCGGCAAGAGCGGACGATGGCGCTCGCTCAACAGGTCGGCTTGCCGCCTGACAAACTGCTGTTCATGCTCCAGAACAACATCGACATCCTCAAGCCGCAAAAGCCCATCAGCGACTACCTCGACGCCAAGCGCGCGCTCGACCTGGTGGTGGCGCAGGGCTTCATGGTGCCGGACCCGCGCAAACTCGGCCCTGATGGGATGCCGGCCATGCGCAAGTCGGTCAAGTTCTACCCGACCGACAACCTGCAAGTGTTCGCGGACGTGGCGCGGCAGTACATCCGCAGTGCCGAGTTCGACGCGCTCGATGAGGACCGCCAAGACGACGTGGACAAGTACTACATGGACGTGCTGGAACTCATGCAAGGCGCCGCCGCAGGGGCCACGCCGGCTCCAGGGCAGCCTGGCAGCGGACAGGCGCCGCTGCCCAAGGCTGCGCGTCCTCCGGGGCTTCCAGAGGGCGCCAGCGCGGGCGGAACGCCGGGCAACGCGGGCAATCCCGGCACGGGGCCGGAGCGTGAAGTGGCGGCTCAACAGGCGCAAGCCGATGTGGCGGGGGCGTGATGGCTGAGCCTGGACTAGACAGCCCGGAGGCCGCGCGGTTTTACACGCATGGGCCGAGCTTTGAGGATCTGTCCAAGGACATGACCCCCGACATGAAGCACCGCTATACGCAGTGGCGGGCGATGCAGCGGCAGCGCGACCTGAGCCAGACCCGCGATCCCGAAGTGTTGCGCAAGCGTGGCGAGGAATCTCGCGCGTTGCGGGCCATGTTCTTCAAGCCGTCAGAGTTTGAGGATGTTGACTTTCTGGAACAAAGCGAAACCGACACCGAAGCGGAAAACCCAACCCCCTTCGGCGCTCAGTACGGCAGCGACTACGCCACCGCAGCCGCCCACCGCCTGCGCAACCCCATTCGCCTATCGCCCGCGACGCAAAAAGTGGTAGAGTCTCCGTCAGGTTACGCCGATGGCAACAGCCGCTACGTCGGCATCAGCGAGAGGACGTTCATACCTGAGACGAAGTTGCAGAAGATGGCAAAGAAGTTCCGCGACCGCAGGGGGAAGTGATGGCTGAGAAAGAAACCGAAGTCCAAAGACTTGCGAAGAAGTATCAGGCGCAACGCGAAAACCAGGGTACTGGCGGTTATGTGATCCCGCATTTGGGTATGCAGGTATTCAACCCAACTTCTCGCAAGTTCCCAATAGTCGACCTTGAATCGCGCAACAAGCGGCAAGATGTTGAGGCATCTGCGCGCGGTGAAAGAACTCCAGAAGAGTACATAAACAACAGGTTCGTGGAGCGCGCTGATCTAAATCCAGAAACCTACCTCAAGAGCGTTTACAGAAATGTTCCTGGCGGCGTTGAGGCCGCTGTCGCTTCCGCCAACAAAGCGCGGGAAGGTTCTGGAGTTGGCCCATACAATATGGGAGACATTCGTCGCAATGTGGAAACTTGGTGGAAAACCAATCTAAGCGACAGCACTCCAGGGCTCTACGATGTGGACAAAGATAGAATTATGTTATCAGACGCCATGGATCGCCAGGAGCGCGCGAAGGTGGCAAGGCACGAGTTGGATCACGCCATTGGACGCGGGGACGCGCGGTACAAGGGGGAGTATTACTCCCCAAGAGATCGTCGGGTTGACACGGCAACTGTTGGAGAATTCGCTGCTCGCGATGAGCGCCTTCCAATAAATAGCAAAGGTGAAAGGGAGTTCAGCCCATATGCTGTACCATCCAATGCTGTAAGCACAATCGTTCCGGCCCCTCAATTCATAGACAAATATTACGCAAGTGCAGGGGAGGCCAACGCGGAGTTCCTTGTCCCCATCAAGCATTGGGCAGCCGAGAAGGGCTGGCTGATCCGCACACCAGAGGACGGGAAGCGAGCGTTTGAGCAGTACATGAAAGAAACAGGTATGGATAAGGCGCCAGTCGGACCGGGGGATAGCTTGGATTCTCGACGCCCCGCAATCATGCGACGCCTTTACCGGAAAGAGGCATGGAGGGAACTTCCGCGCTTGGTACAATCTGAGAGTAGTGGTCAAGGTCCACGGAGGGCGTGATGGACGACTTCGCTGAACTGGCTGAAAAATTGACGCCAGAGCAGAAGCATCGGTATACGCAGATGCGGGCTGCTCAACGTCAAATCCAAAAAGACATGCCGCCATTCGCGCGGATGGGGCCAAAGAAAATTGAGGAATGGAACGCTATTCGCAGCATGTTCCTAAAGCCCGGCGAGAGCGAACAGTTTGACGCTATTGAAATGGCTGAGACGGACACAGAGGTTGAGAACGATCTGCCGCTCGGCAAAGAGTACGGCAGCGACTACGCCACTGCCGCAGCCCATCGCCTGCGCAACCCCATTCGCCTATCGTCAGCGACGCAAAAAGTGGTAGAGTCTCCGTCAGGTTACGCCGATGGCAACAGCCGCTACGTCGGCATCAGCGAGAGGACGTTCATACCTGAGACGAAGTTGCAGAAGATGGCGAAGAAGTACCGCGACCGCAGGGGGAAGTGATGGCTGAGAAAGAAACCGAAGTTCAGCGGTTGGCTAAGAAGTATCAGGCGTCGCTATCCACGTCCCGCCCCGGCGGTTGGCGCGAGGAGCGTAGCCCCGACGGGCGCATGACCATGTACGTCTCGCCGAAGGGTGAGCGGTTGAGTAAGTCCGAAGTGGACGAAAAATACCCCGGGAAGTTCACCACGTCCGACGACATGCGGGACCGGATGTTGTCAGGTCGCGCCCTGAGTAGACTGGAAACACCCGAGCAGTACAGCATGCTGGAGGACAGGTCGGACCCGAGAGGATGGTGGCAAGAAGGAAGCGCGCCCCTGAAAGACAAAATCCACCCAGCAGATATTCACTCCATGACCCTGAGCAGGGCGATGGTTAGAAGCGAAGACCCGTCCCTGCGCGAAATGTACGACAACCCGCGCAATGCGGTGGTCGCTGTGAACGCTGCTCAGGAAACCGACAAACGAGTTCGCAGCAAGTGGGAAAACATCAAAGGCGATGCTCGTGAAGCTGGCGAGAAAGAGCGAACGCCATACCCGTACAAAAAGAAGTAGGAGCCCCCAATGCCAATGGACCAAAAGCAAGTGCAGGAAATGGCAAAGAAGTTCCGCGCCAAGAAACTGGAAGCAATGCCGGAGGAACCCGAAAAGTCCCCCGAGTCAGAAGAGAAAGAGGAAGGTCCTGAAGGCGTCCACGTCAACATCTCGCTTTGCATCCCCAAAGGCTAACCCATGAACGCGGCTGAGATCGGCAGGTACATGCGGCGCCTCATCGACGACCCTGGCGTTGTCGGCTTCCCGTATTCGGTGCAAGCCGAGATGCTGGCTGTCGCCTATGAGGAATTCCGCCAGTACGCGCCAGACGAAGTGTGGGAGGTGTCGTACTCGCCGCCTGCCATCACCGCCGCGCTCGCCGTTGACCTGGACGGCAAAATCTTCGGCGCCCCGCCAGCGGCTTGGGTCACGCTGACCGCCTACGCCGTGGGCGACACCCGTAAGAACAACGGCTACACCTACCGCGTCACCGTTGCCGGCAACTCCGGCGCGGCGCCCGGCCCAACCGGGACTGGCAGCGCAATCGTGGACGGCACCGTGACCTGGGCGTTTCTGCCGCGGGCGCAGCGGTTGACGCGGGTTGTGCAGGTGGACGCCAGCGGGCAATTGCTCTCGGTGCTGCAGCCGACCAACAGTTTCGAGTCGCTTGGCCAGTCGTCTTGGAACTACGGGACCAACTCGGCGTGCCGGTGGTGGTTGGACGGCAAGACGCTGCGGTTCAACACGCCCTTTACCGGCACCGTGCAAATCTGGTACGTCCCGCAGCCGAGCATCAAGTGGGCTAGCGCCATTGTTGCGCCGGCAGACGTGTACGTTGACGACCTTTCGCAGTACCATGACATCATCGCCCTGTTGGCGGCGCAGCAGTACGCCATCAAAGAAGGGCAGAGCAACAACAAACTCGACCAGCAATTGCGCAACCGTGTAGCGAAGATGGAAGAGTTCTTCGCCAAGAGCCGTAGCGGGCAGTCGAGCCGATGGGTGCAAGAAGAAAGGTGGTAGGCCGTGTCCAACGTCGACCTGACCATTGACCTGACCCCGCAATCCGGCATGGACCTGCGCGGGCTCGCCAAGAACACGGGCTCGCCGTTCATCCAGAACGTGATCCCGCGCAACGGCGAAATGCTTGTGCGCGCAGGGCTCGGCACGCTGCGGCAGTTCGGCACGTCGCTGAACGGCGGGCGGTCGCTACTGCAAACGTCGGTCAAGACGGGCATCGGCAAGCCGATCGGGTTCGCCACAGTCAACACCAGTTGGGGCGCCGTCCAACTCCTCAGCATTCACCCGTTGTTGGCGTTCACCGGCGATTGCGCCCGCGATTCCGACTTCAACCCGATCTACGGCAGGCGCGCACAAGTGATTGCCGGCGTGGTCGCCATCGTGCATGACGTGACTTCAGGCCGCAGCGCCGAGTTCGTGCTGCACTACCAAGACGCCAAGACCGAGAACCTGTCTGAGTGGCTGCCGAATTACGCCACGCGCTACGACGCCGACCACAGCAATTGGGCCAAGCCCGCCGCGGTGCCGCAGTGGGCAGTCTTTGCGCAGCTCGGCACGGGCTTTGGTGGCCTACCGCAGCGCAACGTGGTGGTCTGCATCGACCAACTCGGCTTGTGGACCTACCGCCCCGTGGACATTGCGGGCAAAACGTCGCGCCAGAACGACAGCCTGGACCGCCCCACGCTACCACCCAACGTCGGTGAGCAGTCGGCATTCAGCCCACTGTCCCTGTTCGACGGCCCTGTGACGCCAGAGATGGGCGTCGCCTACCTGCGCGACCTCGACCTCGGCACCGTGGACGCGCTGGCCGTGTTCAACGGCGACCGCATCGTCTACGGCTCGCGCAACACCCTTTGGTTCTCTGACCCGTTCGCCGCCGGCAACATCCTGGCCGACCAGAATTACGCGCTGCCGACGCTGGACACCATCACCATGATCTCGCCTGTGCGCGGCGGCATCGTCGTGTCCACCAACCGGCAAACGTGGTTCTACCAACCGGCGCTGGCAGGCAATCAGGACAGCGGGCAACTCACGCTCTTGTCCGACGCCATTGGCTGCGTCAACAACCGCGCCTACGTCCACGGCGACGACGGCGTGTTCTTTACGGACGGTCGCGGCATCTACGCCTACAACGGCGGGGTGCAGTTGGTGAAAATCTCCAAGCCGATTGACCGTTTGTGGTCTGACCCGCAATCGCTCCAGTTGCCGCTGACGGACTTCTACACCTCGGACGGCTTTAGCGCCTTGACCGACGACCAGTTGCCGGCACGCATTGACGTGCGCGAGCAGATGCAGAACGCGCGCCTATGCTGGAGCGAGGCGCAGTCCACACTGTTCGCGGTCGGCGACGACGTGACCTTGTGCTACACCGAGGACTTTGGTTGGTCGGTGTGGCTGTTTCAGACGCACGCGGGCGACAGTCGGGAAGTGCGCGGGCTCGCCAACATCACCAACCCGATGATGGCGGCAAGCGGCAACGACCTCTACCTTGTCGGCGGACCAGACGAAGTGGTCTACATGGTCGACTCGTGGATTGACTCGTCTTGCTACCTGCTGCACCTGGGTCGCGGCGGCGCCATCGACCGCAGCACTTGCGCCGAATCTGCGCAACCAGACGTGTACACTAGCGCGCTGTCGGGCTACATCGTCCCCGGTGACAAGGTGCGCTATAGCGTTGGCGCAACCAACTATGATTACCTCATGTTGGAAGGCGATACGTTGGCGAGCATCTACACCGCCATCGCCACACTTGCCGCCGCCGACCCGGACTACACTGTTCTTGCCAACGACACCAACCTGTGCGCCATCGCGCAATCGACGGCAGCCGCGGCGCCCGTGGTGACGACCATCATCCTGACCGGCGACGGCATCTTTACCACCACGCAGACGCAAGCCTACTCGCAGTCCAACCTGACGGATGCCGACCTTGAGGATCAACGCACGCCGATCGGCGGGTGGGTCAAGATCGACCCCGGCGGCAACCCGTCGCTGACGCTGTTCTTGGGCGAGTACATCAAGGCGCCGGTTGGCTTCTCGCTACCGTGGGCGGGCGTGACGCTGACCGAGGAAACCTACTGGTTCCCGATCATGGTCGGCAACTGCGCGTCGCCGCCGAACCAGTGGCGGCTTTACTTCAACTTCTCAGATACTTGGGTGCCGGTCTGCGTGGACGTGCCCAACGGCGATCCAGCCTACGCAGAGATGGCGTTCATCACCCCAGCAGAGCGAGTGGCGTCCGACTCCGGCTATCTGCGCGGCACCCCTGACGTGACTCACCAGGTTCGCGTCTACCGGGCGGGCGCGCTCGACCCTGCCGGCAACCAGATCCGCATCGACTTTGACGGTGCTGGCGGGACGTGGAGCACGGCGCCAGTCATCAACGCCGGCGTTGTTGGCCCTGACGTGCTGATGTACATCGGCTTTCGCTACAGCGGTCAGACCGGTGCGACGCTCACTTCGGCAGCCAGCCTGTACCCGACCAGCATCAACGCGCAGGTCGGTCGCACCGCCGCGTGCCTGTACCATTGGGAAAGCGGACGCTACCCGGTCGAGCAAGAGCAGTGGGTCAACAAGCAGCAGCCGGTCGATTGGGCGGTCAAGAGTGTGGAGAAAGAGGGCGGCAACGGCGCGCAGGTTCGCTGCCGCGGTGTCGTGCTGACCGCCATGCACCTCGGTGACGGCACCGTTGACGTGATCCCCAACTGGCGCTATGGCCCGCTGAACACGGCGACCAGCACTGACATGCGCGACTACAGCGGTCAGGCGCTGGACTTCTACAGCGAGCCGCCGGGCAACAGCGAGCAAAACACCATCGGCCCGTTCCCGCGCATGACGCCTTCTGGCGTGACCACCGACCCGACGACCAAGACGGCGGGCAACGTAGCCACCTGGGGCGACGCAACGGACTCGACCAAGGGCAACCTGCTGATCGACGACGCCGCGGTAGACGAACTCGCCACCACCGACGGCAGCCAAGGTGCGCGGGTTAGCGTCATGGTCCACGGCACCATGAACTCGCCAGGCGAGTCCGTACGGCTTGGACGCATCGCCGCGGTCCTGCGCAAGATGGGCAATCTCCAGCGGTGGAGGTAGCCCATGCCCGTCGTCCAGATTCAACCGCCCAAGCAAGACTCGCTCGGCGCGCAGAACGACCGCAACCGCGAGCAACAGTTCGCACTGCTGCAACAGATTGCGCCAAAGCCGCCAGGAAGCCCGTTTCCGAATGTAGGCGTCCTTGGTTCCGGCTCGTACCGCGGCGCAATGCTGACGGGCGTTGTGGACGTTTCAGGCGTCAACGACCCGCAAGTGATCGGGCAGGTCACGTTTGACGGCAACGGCATTGTCAGCGGCGTGGATTTTCGCGAGGCGGTCAACGTATCGGCGACGGCGACGGTCGCCTTTGTCCGCTGCCGATTCAACAAGGCGGTCAACGTCGCTAGTGGCGGTAAAGTTGCCGCGACGGGCTGCCGCTTTGACGGCACCTCTGCTATCCTCAACACGGGCGGTCCGGCGAACGCATCGTCAAACGGCTGCGTCAAAACCTCTGCTGTAGCCCATTTGGGAACGACGATTCTGGGGGAAGTGTGAAAACAAATCGCCTACTTCCGCACCAGTTTGCGCCCGGCAGCACCATCGACGGCACCCGCATCGAGCAGGCGTTGCAGGCTTTGGTGGCGCTCTACAACGACGTGCCGCCCGCGCTTGTGCTGCGCCGTTGGTCGCAGTCGTCTATGGTTTGGGGGTTGAGTCCTTCGTTGAAGTTCGACGGGTTTGATCCTCAGTTCCTGTCGCGGGACAACTCGGAGCGCGCGTCCACACTTGAGCCGCCTACCACGTTTCGCAATGAGCAGAGGGCGAAGTCAACCGTTGTCCAGCCAACCGATTGGTCGGCGTTACCCGTTGTCGTCGATACGCGGACGATGGAAGTGACCTTTGCAACAAGCACTCCGATCATCATCGGCGCGCTTGCGCTCATGGCTGAAGTGCAAACGCTAGGCGCCATCGAGTACAACAAGGTGTGGGAGTACGGCGCTGCCCCGCCGCCCGGCAAGAACCCTGGCGACCCAAGCGACGACTTCACGTTGCAAGTCTGCGTGTCGGACGGGTGGGACATCGAGAACCGCAAGAAACTGCGGCAAGAGTCCCTGGTCTACAATATGCGCAGCGACGCATTTAAGTTTGACCCGAGCGGTACGGGAGCGGCGACGGTAGACAACATCGACCCCGCACACCCGTCCGGCGTGTTTGACGGATACGCGGTCATCCCCGCCCCACTGATCCTGGTCCCAGCTGGCGCCCGCGTAGTGATTCAGTGGACGCTGCCAATCTGGTCCGCTGAAACTGCGTCAAACTGGAGCAATATCCCCGCGCAACGCAACGTGTGGAACGTCTGCGCCCAGGTCTGGAGGCCGACGCTATGAGCCAGTTTGCCATCAAGCGCTTTGCCCGCGGCGTCAAGTTGACGGTCGAGCACCAGTTTGACCCGATCACTAGCATCGTCACCGCGGCGGAAACCGCTGACATTGAAAGCACCAAAGAAGCGCTCGGCCAATCGCAGGTGTCGTGGACGATCCCATGGGTTGGGGCCGGCGGCGTAGGGTTGGGCGATCCAGCACTCTACCTGCCATGGTCAGTCCCGCCGTTCCAGCAGCAGTTCGACCGCGCAACGCTGAACCCTCCGCGGTATGAGGTATCGCTCAAGGAAGTGTCGTTGTCGTTTGACCAGCGCGCCGAGCCGCTTGGGATTGTCGGGCCGTACAGCGCATCGGATTGGGGCGACCTGACCAACTGCGACATGGGCCGCTACGACATGACGCTGCGCCTACTGGAGCGCGCACCGTCCATGCTTGCCCCTACGGCAGCGCTCCCCTACGGCGACACCACAACGGCCAAAGAAGTGTTCACCGCGGAGATCTCCGGCGTTGACGCATTTGGCTCCGGCTCCGGCGGCGTCAACGTGATCCGTAACAACCCGGTCCTGATTCAAGACCTGCGGATCGCGCTCAAGCCGTTCGCGGTCTACGTCTGGGTTTTGGAGTGTCCTGGATTGGAGAGCGTGGACGCAGGGTTGTTGGACGTTTGGACTTGCACGATTGGTGCTGGGTATGTGCCTGGTAATACTGCGCGAATCACGGTCGCCGCCACCAACTACGACTACGTTGTTCAACCGGGCGACACCGACATTGACGTTGCCAACGCGCTGGTAAGCAGTTTGCAAGTCAAT